TACCCCTATTGACAAAGCAACATTCAGACGCTATGTCTGAATGTGGCAATAAAAAAGCCACCCGAAGGTGGCTTAGTAATGCTTTGGAGGATTTCATAAATCAAAACTAGGTTAAGCAGATTACGCCCTTGTGCGTTAAATGTTGTTTGCCCGTGTATATACATCTGCCATATATAGTTCACACAACCGTGAAAGGAAATTACTATGAAAGCAACTTCCGAATTAGTATAACCTAACTTACGTCAGGGAGCAATAAAAAACATACCATCTTTAAACTTGCACCCTATATGGCTATACCCCTCGCCTTCAGACAATACTTTAAACATAGCAAACTTCTCCTGAATAGCCGTAGGCAGATCATCGTAGTGTTTATAGTGCGTAATACTATCCTGTTCTAGAGAATATAAAACAAGACTACTGTCGGCTTTGACATTGATGCCGTAGCCTAGCTTAGCATCAAACGCAGTCTTCAAATCGTTCCAATTCTTATATATCTCACATTTGATATTGTGCTTTTTTATATCTTTATTAACTAAACTAAAAAAGGTAGATGACATAGAGATTGTTGGTTCTCCCCTAAGCCGTGCCTCATACCCAAGCATAGCCATAAGTGAAATCTCGTCATCAACACTAAAGTCCCACCGCACCTGATTCTTATGGCTATTGTGCATTGACGATATGTTATCTCGGATACTTTTACCGATTAACTCTTTTAACTCGTCGTCTAGTCTAGAAACAAGTGTCTTCTTTGCAACGCGTAAAGCTACCTTCATATCTTTGGCTTGCACAGCCTCACGATTACCCCTTTCTTTACGAATACGAAAGCTTTGGACTTCATAGACAGGTTCAGAACTACCACCACGATACCGAGTAGTAACTCCGATAGCACCCACTTCCTCACCATTCTCTACAACTTTAATGCGACGAATAAATCTACTAGTCGTTACCGTCGTTCCGTTGCCCGAGTTTTTCCGTACTTCAATAGTGCAATCGTTGTCGACAATAAAGTCATACAGAGGTTTAGCTTTATACAATGCCTGTGCAAACCCCTCTAGACCATCAATATAGGGAGCGTCTTTGTACTCTTGCTTTAAGTTTGATTTATTTATGTTCATATACTTCCCTTAAAAGTTAAACTTAGACAGAATGTCATCAACCTTAGCCTTGACTGTTTCTCTAGCAACAAAGCTTTCTCTGAGGTCGTCGGCATCATGGTTATTAATAGCGTTCTCCAACTCGGTGCGTGCCTGTTCCATGTTAGCGTCTTTGGTAAGGTTAAAGTGTTTAAGCAGCGACGTTAACTCCACAGCATTCTCTACTAGGGAGTCCCTAAATATTTTCTTCTCACCTTTCTCGTTGTCAGCCAGCCTTTCACTCATACGCATGAGGCACTCATGTAACCTAGTCCACGCATCTTTCATAGCGTTGTTAAGTCGCTCGTTGTAGATACCTTCGCATGACGCAATGATCTCAGCCTTAGCTTCTTCACCAATGTCAACTCGGAAATCCCCCGCCATCGGCACAGGCAAGTAGTTCACATTAAACTTAAACTTTCTCGCAATGGTGTCGGCTTCGGGATACTCTGACCTATCGAACAACTCGCCCAACTGAAAAGCGGCGGCACTCACTAGGTTAGGATATGCAATGATGAACTTATCCACTAATGCCATGTAGTTCTTCTCAAGCGTAGCCAACTGCGACTTATAGGTTAAGAAGTTACTCATCGGCAGTAATCGTAGTCCGTTGTCTGACCAAGGTAATGTTTGAGATAAGTGCCATGCTCTAGCCGTTGCCGCATACTTTGTTATGGTGTCAAGAAACCCTGTACCCGCTAAGAGGTTCTTGTTGTAGTTACCCGCACGAGTCTTCGTGCCCTTATCAAAGTCTACTTGCGTAGATACCTTCTTATCCAGTTTTCTAGCAGTCCATGTGCTTATGGACATCTCTACTAACATAGCTGATGATGCGATTGAGATACTGTTGTCTTGTTGCATGGTAATTCCTTTCGATTGTTGTGGCAACATTCAGACACGATGACTGAATGTTGCCGTTGGGTTTACTCTACATGAACTACTTTACCTACTACTGAATTACTATCAAAGCGGGAGTTGCCTTTGATGCACCACATGACGGGAGAGTTAATCACACCCCACGCAGATATATCCGAATCAATATACCCGTCGGTTAACATGATCACGCACTCAGGTTCAAGTGTTTCCTTTTGCATAAACTTAGGCACGCAGTCAGGATTAGTTCCACCACCACCCTTAGGCTTAGTCGATTCGGTTAACCCCATCAGTTCACTACCTTGATACACCTCATGCGATGCAACCCGAGTATCCCAATACAACAGATCAATCTTCTCGGGACTTACTTCTTCGCAGATGCACTTCACCTCGCTAAGAAACTGAGAGAGTTCTTCTACACCAATAGAGCCTGATGTATCAATACCTACTAATATAGAACCAACCTTCTCGTCGTAGCTTGACGGCATAATAATATCCATGCTGATGTATCGCTTGTGAAGACGCTTCCATGTTGTTTGGTCTTTACCTTGCGTGGTAGTTTTAACAAAGTCACGCAACGCTTCTTTCCAATCAACCTTAGGAGTGAGTAAGTCATGTAGTTCTCTAGAAACATCTCCGCCTAGCTTACCCGCTAAGATTGCCCCTTGACGCAATGCTTTCTCGACCTCGTTAGTGATCTCGTCTTTTTCCTCTTGGGACATTTCTTTTGCCCCTTCCCAATCGTGCGAATCAAACCCCTCGCCAGTTCCCTCTCCTTCTTCGCCACCATCACCGCTACCACCACCCCCACCGCCACCACCATGTTCTTCTTTAAGAAGTCTAAAGATTTGAGCCGCATCCATACCCCGATACTTCTCGTCAATCAAGCCCATGATTTCACCTTCCTCATCAACAGGCATTTCAGTATCGTGCCCATGCGGGTCGTAGTCACGGATTTGTAGATTGATAACATAGTCACAAGCGGCATTTGCCAAGCGTGGGTTTTCCTTCGCAAGCTTTTCCCATACAGTTAAGTGACGATAAGCCTTGTGCATATTCTCATGCAATATTAAGAAAGCAAGTGCCTTGTCAGTTAACCTATTGATAAACTTGCGACCATAGACAACATCAACACCATTAGTCTTAGCCGTTGGCTCATCGTCAGATACCGATACCTTGCCTACCATAAACAAACCCGAGAACATGCAAAAGTTCTTGTGCTTCATTAACTGCACATGGGTGCGTTCAATGCGTTGTTCTGCTGATAACTTGCTCATCATTTTCTTCCTTTTCTAAGTTTTTAATTCCATCTTCAAATACTTCAACCGCTTGACTAAACAAACGCAACAACTCAACCCCTGTCATGTTTGCCTGAGTAAGTGCCGTTGATACCAACATAGATACAAGGACAGATAAAACTACCTCGATCTCTATATTTTCTTGGGTAAATAAATCCCCCACCTTATCCGCTAACTTCTCGGCTTTGATTTGTATATCTGTTTGTTTCATGTACCTATCTCCTTCTTTCGTTTAGTTAAATACTTAGTGACACTACTAGCTACCACACGGCGATGACCCCCTCGGGTAATGAAGAACTTAAACTCACCCTCGTCTATCATCTTTTGAACTGTGCCTAATGATAGGCAGATAGCTTTTGCCACCTCCCTTGAAGTCATAAAGATTTCTTGTTTCATACTTCCTCCTCATCTAGCCAGTCGTACCAATCTGTGCCTACTACCCACTCTTCCTTAAAATCCCCCGAGGAATACAAAGCACTTGCCACATTGAACATCGTGTCAATCAACTGATCTTTACGAACTAATGTCCACTCCTCGGAGAAAAACCCATCAAAGTTTTTCTGTGCTTCTTCCCATACTTTATCCCAAGTAGTATCCCAGTCAGTCATGTCATACTCACCTACATAGTGACCAGCATCTTGCTCAGTACCAAGGGCATACCATTTAATCTTGCCGTTGTCATGGGGTATCCCACTTTCTTCTTTCCAGTTTTTCATATCGTTCATCATCTACTCCTTATTTATAACGCATCATTGGACAATCGGGAACACTAAAGCGAATCTTAGGCATACGCATACGAGCCGTATCTAACATATACTCGTTCAACCCACTTCTCAAACGATTAAGCCGTCTATCCATCTTGGCATAGCAACTAGCCCTTAAGCGTTTCAGCTTACGACCTTTCGGTCTTTTGTCAGGGTGTCGCATACTGTAATTGATGTAGGCTATCTTCTCTTTACGAACTCCCACTCCAGCTAATCTTCTAGTCATAATTTTTTCCTGTTCGATCAAAATATTCATCGGCATACTCAGTTACATCTTTCTTAAAATTCTCAATCGTATACTTCTCGTTGATTAAGTCCGTTAGTAAATCCAAGAAAGAGTCGGCATCTAAGTTATCACTACCCACCCAATCTTCTACCATTGATTTTGTTATGCCCCCGTGATACTCAGGGTTTTGAGTAAACAATCCATCTTTCATTTATTTCTCCTTAAAATAAGTATTGGTTTTCACGCATCCAAGTTACGAACGATTGGCTAGTAAGGAATAACTTTTTCTTCTCGTCATTCTTCATACCAGTCAAGCAGAACACAGACTGCAATTCTTTAGGTGTCCGCTTGAGATACTCAAAGAACTTACTGATAGTCGTGCGGTCTACCCGCTGAACTGCACTAAAAGCTAGTAAGCACAAAGCGGCGGGTGAGGCGGGGACTTTAGCGTTGTTGGGGTCTTTGCAGATTTCGTCCCAAGTCGGAAGCGAGTCGGCGACTTCAACATAAGCCATAAGGTCACGGGCTGCGGGTGCACCGATAGTCCCTTCTAAAGCACAAAGCGTTGCGTTAGTTGTTACACCTGCCCTGCTCTTAAGAATACTCGATGCTCTAGCAAGGGATCGTGGCGAAACAAAAGACTTCTGTGCTTCCTTAGGGTTAAAGATATACTTGTTACCCGCCTGTCCACCATCAAGGTAAGACGCTAATGCTTGCGGTGTTTCTTTAATCCATACTAGAACCTCAGGTGCGATGTCATTCTCGACAGCCCATGCACCCCAAGAGTCAGAGTCAATAGAGCCATCACCATTAAATCCCGCCGTAGGTTTCTTCACATTCACAACAGAGATACGATTACGGCTATGTGCCATCATGTTATCGCCAACACCATCGCCTGTGTAGTTACCCGCCGTTACGACAATATCTTCGGGGTGTAGTGGGATACCCATAATCATGCGTGGTTCGTTAAGCATAGGGTGTAACATATTCTTTACTGCGTTGTGTGCTTTCGTAAACTCGTCAATGAAGATAACCTTCGGCTCATCAAGATGGAAACCCCATTGCTCATTAGGGTAAATACGGGTGGTCTTGGTGCTATGGTCAGGGATTGGAATACCTAGTTCGCCCAGTTCAATATTCGGTGCGTCAATATAGATACCTTTAAAGCCTGTGCGTTTAACTATGTTCTTAAACATAGAGGTTTTGCCTACCCCCGGCTCACCCATAAGGTGAACTGTTCCGCTAGAACCAAGTGATATAACTAAGTCCTCGGCTTCTTTGAGGGTGGCGGTGCGATTTAAGAATACTTCTGACATGGTAAATCCTTTCAAGGTTTGTTTTGGTTAACACATTCAGACACTATGTCCGATTGTGGGTGCTACTTATTGCCGAAAATACTTGGCGTTCCTATCAAAAAAGTGATACCCGATAGGCATAGGTACTACTACAAATGCTTCTTCTTTAAACTGATACTTCAGTATTTCTGCAAATGCCTTGGCAAACTGAGAATTTGTAATGCGACCCTTGTAATCCCCAAACGCATGACCAATCCGCATGACTGCGTCGTAGGCTAACTCCAAATCCCCAGATTGGTTAAACTCATCTAGTTGTTTAAAAAGGTGTGTTCTGTTCTTAATGCACTTGTCATTACTCCAATGACTCCAAGTTAAGCCACTATCTGACCAAGTTCTACCGCTGACTTCTATCTTAGGGTCGATCAATAGCATGTTGCACCCATACTCGAGGAACTTCTTATACTTTCTGCGTAGTGCGTTAAGTGCCTTGCGGTTAGCGTTATACTTAAACTCTTGCACAGGGTTGACCACAGTAAAGGCGTTCATCATGCCCCCGTTAGTCTGAACCATGTTGCCCGTCGGCTCAAAACGCAGTCGGCGTTTATCTTCTGAGTCAAGGTAGTAGTCCATGCCATCAGCGTAGTTGCGGAAATACCATTTGCCGTCGAGTGAAGTGAATGTCCCAAGGCGGTTTTGAAGCGTGTAATTTATGAAGCTTTGCGTGGTCGGACTCCGATACCCGCCAGTTCCCACCTCAATAGAGCCATCATCGAACCATTCAACACAGTCGGTGCGATATAACCTAGCGGTATAAGTCTCTTGCCATCTACCCAAAGGGTTACCCACTTCCTCGACAGACTTCATGTGCTTTACTATGCGGTGATCTGCATAACGACGATTACTACCCAATGGACGCACATCTTCTTTACGCCCACGGATTGGCGTTGTATTTGCATACCAATCTTTTGCTTCTTTGAAACTACCGATAGGCTTTAAGCCTGCTGAATTACCAAATCCCCAAGTCATGGTCATACTCCTTCACTAAATAAATGTTTAACTGGATTTACTTCTACTGCGGGTGCTTGAATATCAAACTGCCTTATTACATCTACTGGATTCTCGTAGTCATAGGGGTTCTCACCCCAATTCTTTTCTTCATAGTCGTCAGCGTTCTCGCCAAGCCGTTGCATAGTTATAGCTAAGGATTGGTATTTGTCATGGGTCTGCATTTCCTCGAGCAAATTACCGAGTCTATTCAATGCCCTTTCGGACTCGTCATACCACTTAACCGATATAAAATGCCAAGTTAGTTGCACCACAGGGTCGTTGGACTCGATAGCCTCGTAGTAAAAACTAACATCAGCACTATTTAAATCGTCCCTATCTACCAACAAATGCCATGCCCCCGCAATCTGCTCGGTGGTCTCGGTTAGGCGATATGCGTTAAGCAAGTCTTTAACCTCTTGCTTTTCCCCTGTCAGGGTTACAGATGTGTTACTGTAATATCCCATGATTTACCCCTTAAAAACTAGATAAACTGCCCCTACTGCACTACCGAGCACAATCATTACCCAAAGAAAGCCAAGAATTGCATTGCCTAAGAAGTCTAGGGTTAGCTTCACATCAGACTTAAAGCTTTGTATTGCACAAGCATACTGTGCGTCTCGGTTGGCTTCGCTTACTGTGCGAGGGATTGGGGTTAAATTCTTTTCCATTGGTGTTCTCATTTGGTTACTCCACTTTCGGTCAGGTTGTCTGAATGTTCCACGCTTAAAAGGATAGTTATTGCCTCGTCCAGTTTTTTGCCGTAGATGCTTTTTAAATCAATGATGGTTTGAGCCGTCTTGTTGCGTAGCATGGCACTTGCCCCACCAGTTTTTACCTCAAAAAAGATACGAACCAAGGTCTCTTGGTCAGCCGTGCTATCTATCAGGTGTGCAATGTTCAGTTGCAGTTGTTTAAGTTTGCTCATACGATTGCCCCCATTCTTACTGCGTTGATTGCGTCCATCGGGTCGGTTGCCATCACTTCTATTACTAGGTGTTCCCATACCCCTGAGTCCTTGCGGTCAAACTCCACCTCATGCAAGGCGACTTCCTCGATGCTTTCTTTGTCTAGGCATCTAGCGGTCATGTTTTTATACTCGGTTGTGCTCATTACTTCTCTCCTTGTAATGCAGTTAGTTTCGCTTTTGCGAGGGCAAGCGATGTATAGCCCTGTGCTACTTCTTCATACTGTGCGTGTGAAAAGGGGTTGTGAATAGGGTCGGTGTCAGCAGTAATTAACTTAAGCCGTTGTTCCATAACCTTAATTAGTTCTAGCAACTCGCTGATGCGTTGCCCTTTGTAATGCGTTGTCATTTGAACTCCTTATAGGTTTTAACAATCTCACCACTCGCTTCAAACTCTTTCCACGCTTGGCAAGTCGGGCAAAGGCGGTCATAGTCAGGGCATTTCTCACCCCAATACTGAACCATGCCTTCTTCTGCATCGTCGGCTTCACATGCTTTCGCCCACTCGTGGTCTAACCACGCATCTAGATTTATACTCATAGGTCTTTATCTCCTGTAATTTTGTAAACAAAGCCCGCCAAGAAACCAGCGATATAGCCTTCTTTTAATGCGTGGTAATTGGGCTTATCTTCAGCCCGCCCTGTGCTTGGGTTATATTCCTGTGAAAAGATGTGAGCCTTGACGATTGTTAAACCCATAATGTTCGCCTGTACTTCATCGTCGGTGTCGTTCTCAAACTCGTACTGTTCCTCGGTCATTGCTCCACCTCCGTTGTGCGTAGCCGTTGCAAATACTCCCTTGCTTCCTCGACTGATGTAATGTGCTCGGGGGTTGTCGGGTTGCTTCGTTGTACCCAGTCGGTGTAGGTTTCCCCGTAGTGCGGGTTGGTAAGGGGCGAGCCAAAGGCATGGAGGTATGGGTTTCTCTCAGCGACTAGGTTAGCTTTGTCCTCAATGCTCAAGTCCTTGTTTTTCAATAGGTGGGTCAGACTGTTCTGATTGCGTTGCTCTATCAGGTTGTCCCTGTTGCGGGGTTTGAATGAGTAGTTGCGTGTCATGTTGTCCTCTTAGGGTTTAGTTGCTTTAGTTGGCTCAGGTCGGTGATGAGCATATAGTTAGACTTGTTCATGGGTGCTATTGTGTATTGCTTGAATTTAGCCACGGCATCTTGGTGTCCGCAGTTAAGACAGGTTTTGTAGCCCAGCTTGGTGTAGCGTTGCTTGGGTACGATAGGTTTATTACAGTTAACGCACTTCATGGTTGCTTCCTTTCGTTGGAACATTCAGACGGGTATGACTGAATGTGGGGGTTAAAAGAGGGTTACGAGATAAAGGGGGCAAGACTCAATACCAAGTTCAAGCATGTGCTCAATGTCATGGGTGTTGATAAGCCTTCCCTGTTCGAACAGAACTTCTTGGGTGTCAGGGTGCAATACATCTGCTGATAGCCTGTATTGGGTTGGGTTAGCATAGTGAACTGCTTTTGGTAAGACTTGCATGGTATTTCCTTTCGTTTGGAACATTCGGTCATCATGTCTGAATGTGGTTGGGTTGGGGTATCTCTAAAACATTTTTCATTCTATACATCTATTATACTCCTATTACTATACAATGTCAAGTTTTTGTGGTATTAAGTTTTGGTGTGTGTTCTTGGGAGCTGAGGTATGTAATGTTCCAAAAAGAGGGGTAATGTTCTATTTTGTTATTTTGGTTGGAACATTGCAAAAGCCTATAAGTTCGGGGGTTTGATGTTCGTTTTATATATAATGTTCTAATGTTATATTGTTCTATCTTTTATATATCGAGGGATAATTTTTTAAGCAATATTTCACTATGTGCAATATTGCACTATGCGAAGGGGGTCTTTGCTTTTCGTTTTCCCCAAGTACCTAAAAAGTCGGAACATTAGGAACATTCCGTACAAAGCTTATTCTATATAGGTTTGTGTTGGAACATTGCTTGGAACATTCGGAACATTACAAACTGAGGCAACTGCGTTGGTTTAAGCTTCTGCGTTGCGATATGCCTGACCAGTTCTTTGACTTGCGGTGTTGACTTTGGGTTTTTGATTTTGACTTTTGGTTTTAAGAATTTTTGGGCGAAAAAAAACCCCTTGCGGGGTTTGGTTAGAATTGCTCTGTTTGTTTTTCGCATAGCCTGATGTAGCTAAGTGTTTCTTTAGCTTGGCGTATTTCATTCTCGACCCATTGGCGGTTATGGTCGTTTTTATCTATATATCCTGTATTTAGGATTTCTTGCAAACAATCAATTAAATTTAATGCAGTATCTTCAAGTATATTTTTAGCCATGTCATTCTCCAAAATAGAATGGGGGGATTTCTCCCCCCTGTTAATTAAACCTTCGGCAACAACTTAGCAACTTTATCAAGCAATGCTTTATTATTGCAAGCCGACAACTGCTTACGGATTTCATCTTTCAAAGGCTTCAAGGCTTCGATAGCACCCTGATTTTCTTGGGCTTTTCTGCGACCCGCTTCTTTAGCCAATGCTGGAATAACTTCAAGATTACCCGATGCCATAGCTTCAGCCATAGCTTTTTTCAGGTCTGGAATCGCTTCCATTTTTTTCTTTTCTTCCTCACGCTTCTTTTGCATGGCGATAGCCTTAGGGTTATCAGCCTTGGGCTTCACAACATCGGTCTTTTCGAGCAGACGATTCCACGCACGATTCGCAACGGCAACATCGCATTTTTGGGCTAAAGCATAAACACCTTCCCAATTATTGCGAACCGCTTCAAACCAAGCAAACGGGATTACCTTATCGCCCTTAGACTTGAGCAAAGAAGCAATGTCAGCCGAAGCAGATTGAACCGCATTAGAACCCGCAATAGCTTGAGCTTCGCCACTTCGGAAAGTCGAAACCGACTCGCTAATGATTCCACGATCTTCGCCAGTCAAAGCCTCGGAGATAGCAGAGTCCAACTTGAAAGCGGGAACGATAACCGCACCATTAGAACGAACTAAAGATGAAGCGACGGAAGATAAAGCATTTACAACGATAGGCGTATTAGCCATAATAAAACTCCATTCACGCAGTTATTGAGTAGCACATTCAGACAACATGACTGAATGTAGCAAGAGAAAGCCAACCGCTAGAACGCCTTCCCTATGACTTAATAATACCCCAACCAATATAAATAGGGGATTCTTGGACAGGCTAAAGTGTAATAGAATCAACGGGTTAGAGCAACACCGACGACGATAAGCAAAGCCTAAAAAAAATCGACTTCGCTCGCTTCGCTCGGCTTACATTGTAGTAGGCTAGCATTGTGTAAAGTCAAAACCCAAAGTCAACGGCGGAAATCCAGTAGTCCGCAAACGCCAAAACCAACGACCCACTACTACCCGACCACCATATATAACGCAGTACATCAAGCAACTCACATATACACTATGATGTGCACAATCAATATCACTCCCCCAACTTTTCCTAAGAAATAAGGGTTTACCCCAATATACCTATGCTATATACCAAACACCCCCCGTCACTAAAATTTTACCTCCCACACCCCATAATATATTTATAAAAATCAAAGACTTACGGGTAAAAAGTGCATGAATTTTCAATAAAACTGATACCTATAAGTACTGATTGCGTATACATATTGATACCTATATGTATAAAAAACCCCAAAAAATGTACATATTAAATGTTGCAACGCAACAAAATGTATCGTATACTACACATTATTAACCCCTTATGGAGAAAACCATGTTTGAATTTGAAAAGCAGTTTAAGCAGTACGAAGAGCTAGCAGACCGCCTTAAAGAAATGAATGAGTTCTGGGTGCAAGCAACCCTCTCAACGGTCAAAGAGTTCTTCAAACTCTCAAAAACCAAGTAATACCCGGGGGCCTAGTGCCCCTTTTTTCATAGTAAAATACTTCTTCGGGGGTAAGGTTTGGGAAAATAGTCCAGACTTTTGGTTTCGAAACACCCCCACCACATTCATGGGAGGCTTGATGTATGAAATTCACGGTAAAGAAAGTCGACACAAGAGTCCCATCAGTTCGAACCACACTAAATTTTCTGCAAAAGAAGATACTGCCGGAGGATACTCCGTACCCGACAGACCGGGGCCATTGGTGGATTGCTTATGCGGAATGTGGAAAGCCTGTCGCTTTTGCGGGTATGGCACGTTCGACGAGATGGAGCGATACAGGTTATTTATGTAGAGCAGGTGTAATGGATGGCTTTACAGGTCATGGTTTGCAACTACGCTTAATTCAAGCACGCCTTCGAAAAGCAAAAGAATTAGGTTGGGCATGGTGTATTACAGATACAACAGATAACCCCGCTTCATCTAATAGTTTAATCAACGCTGGCTTTAAGTTATATACTCCTGCTAATCCCTGGGGGTTTCCCAGAGCGCTGTATTGGAAAAGGAAGATAGACCCTGATGCCGTACAAAGACGAGAGCGTAAAAAAAGCGTATCACAAACAACAGAGCCGTAAACATTACTTAGCCAACAAAGCAGAAGTAATAGCCAAGACAGCAAGTAAAAAGAAAGAGTTTCGTAAAGAGTGGCAAGAGTTCAAAGCATCTCTTAGTTGTACCAAGTGCGGGTTTAATCATCCAGCGGCATTAGATTTTCACCACGAAGACCCAAGCACTAAAGATGGGAATGTCCACCGATATGTATCAAATGGGCAATTTAAAAAAGTTAGGGACGAAATTAAAAAGTGCATAGTGTTGTGCGCTAACTGCCATAGAATTTACCACCACGAAAAAAGTCTGATACAATCGCCGTAATCTTTGCCACAAACCGCAAGAACAAATGACTATAGAAGTACAACCTACTATGGAACACCCACTGCCTATGCACGAACATGCGCATAGCATGGAGACTATTTCCGATCAGATTCGCGTAAAAGCTAATACTGCTGTCCTCTTAAAAGAACTTGATGCCAATATAGAAGTCACTCCCGAAGATGACGCCGCTGCCAAAGAACTATTTAAAAAGGTAGATGGAACAGATCCATCTAAGCCGACCAAGAAACAAGCAAAAGCGATTGCACAAACCCCAGGTATAGCCCTAGCGCTTGGCGGATATATTGCACATTACGACCAGCAAGTAGTCCACGACAAGGTCACCCTAAGAAATATAGCTATTAACCGCCTGCTAGAGATGAGCAAAGATGACGACATTAAGATTGCTATTAAGGCAGTTGAGCTTATTGGCAAGGCATCTGACTTATTTACAGAACACCAAGAAATTACCATTACCCATAAGAACAGTGCTGAGCTGCAAGATGCTATACGTGACAGGATTAAGTTACTGATGCAGATGAACACTATAGATGTAACGCCTAAGTCTGAGAAACTTACAAACAGCTTAGACGTTGAGACAATAGATATAGATGAGTAATCTTAGTCTTAGCGAACTCCAACATTTGGAGAAAAACCTAGGTCAGTTGACAGAAGCGCAGCTACGAGCACTCTTAACGGAATTAGATACAACAGTAGAAGCAAAAAACAAGGAAAATTGCCAAGAGAACTTCATGGATTTTGTCCACAGGGTGTGGCCTCACTTTATTGACGGGGCACATCACAAGAAGATGGCGGCAGCATTTGAAAGGGTAGCTCGTGGCGAATGTAAACGTCTTATTATCAATATGCCTCCGCGCCATACAAAATCTGAATTTGCGTCTTACCTTCTACCTGCTTGGTTTTTGGGTAAATTTCCAAAGAAAAAGATTATCGAAACAGCCCATACTGCGGAGCTTGCTGTTGGATTTGGACGAAAGGTCAGGAACCTTGTCGATTCAGACGTGTATAAGTCTATATTCCCAGGTGTTGGATTGCAGTCTGATTCAAAGGCAGCTGGTAGGTGGGCGACTAACCAAGGTGGAGACTACTTTGCTATTGGTATTGGGGGCGCTGTCACGGGTAAGGGCGCGGACATCCTTATTATTGACGACCCTCACTCAGAACAAGAAGCAACCTTAGCGGAAAACAACCCCGAGGTCTACGATAAAGTCTATGAGTGGTATACATCTGGTCCAAGGCAACGTCTACAACCAGGTGGGTCTATCGTAGTTGTTATGACACGGTGGTCTAAGAAGGATTTAACGGGTCAAGTACTTAAATCTGCGATGCAAAGGTCGGGTGAGGACTGGGAAGTTATTGAATTTCCTGCTATTTTGCCTAACGACAAACCCCTTTGGCCCGAATTTTGGAGTTTAGAAGAGCTACAAGCGCTTAGAAACGAACTTCCTAACGGAAAATGGATGGCGCAGTACATGCAGCAGCCGACTTCAGACGTTTCGGCTATTGTTAAGCGAGAATGGTGGCAGATTTGGGAGCATGAAGACCCTCCATACTGCGAATTTACAATACAAAGCTGGGATACAGCCTTTTTAAAGACCCAACGAAGCGACTTTTGCGCTTGTACGACGTGGGGCGTGTTCTATAAAGACAATGAAAGGGGCGTTTCTGTCCCTAATATCATCTTACTTAACTCTTTTAAGCGTCGTATGGAGTTCCCAGAGTTAAAGCAAACCGCCTTTGAGCACTATAAAGAGTGGGAACCTGATTCGATGATTGTTGAAGCAAAAGCTTCTGGGCAACCGCTAATATTTGAATTACGGGCGATGGGTATCCCCGTCCAAGAGTTTGTACCTAGTAAAGGTAATGATAAAATTGCGAGATTAAATGCCGTAGCGGACATATTTGCGTCTGGTAGGGTGTGGGTTCCTGCAACAAGCTGGGCAGAAGAGTTAGTAGAAGAGACAGCAAGCTTTCCATCGGGCGAGCATGATGACTTAGTTGACTCAATGACCCAGGCACTATTACGCTTTCGCCGAGGCGGTTTTATACAGCTAGATAGCGATGAGCAAGATGAAGTAAAAGAGTTTAAGTCTAATCGCAACCGCGGTTATTACAATGTCTAAGGATTATTATGTCGATTGAAAAAAGTTTATACGAAGCCCCAGTTGGGTTAGACGCACTTGATAGCGCTGAGCCAGCAATGGAGATTGAGATCGAGGACCCAGAAGCGGTTAAGATCATTACGGGCGATATAGAGATTGACATCGAGCCTAAAGAACCCAGTGACGAAGATTTTGACGCTAACTTAGCCGAGTACATTGATGAAAAGGACTTGGCGCAAGTTGTTGGTGATTTAATTGCTGACTTTGAGGATGATGTTGCTGCCCGCAAAGACTGGATGCAGACTTACGTAGATGGCTTAGAACTCCTAGGTATGAAGATTGAAGAGCGCATGGAGCCTTGGCCCGGCGCTTGTGGTGTGTATCACCCACTCCTCTCAGAAGCATTGGTTAAATTCCAAGCTGAGACAATTATGGAAACATTCCCAGCAGCTGGTCCTGTACGCACACAGATCATCGGTAAAGAGACTCCAGAGAAAAAAGATGCAGCAACTCGTGTCCAAGATGACATGAACTACCAACTAACAGATGTAATGACTGAGTATCGCCCTGAGCATGAGCGTATGATTTGGGGCTTGGGTTTATCTGGTAACGCATTTAAGAAGGTTTACTATGACCCAGCATTAGAGCGCCAAGTATCTATGTTTATTCCTGCTGAGGACATTGTTGTTCCTTACGGCGCTAGTAATTTAGAAACGTCCCCACGTGTAACTCACGTAATGCGCAAGACCGAGAATGAAGTTCGCCGTTTACAAGTAGCGGGTTTTTATCGGGACATTGAGCTTGGTGAGCCAAGTAATACTCTAGATGAAGTAGAGAAAAAGATTGCTGAAAAGATGGGTTTCCGTGCCACTACTGATGACCGCTATAAGTTATTAGAGATGCACATTGACTTAGATTTGCCCGGATATGAGGATGTAGATGATGATGGAGAACCTACTGGTATTGCCTTACCGTATGTGGTTACGTTGGAAAAAGGTAGTATGGAAGTTCTGGCAATTCGCCGTAACTGGAATCCAGAAGATAAATCAAAACACAAGAGAAACCATTTTGTCCATTACGGCTACGTTCCTGGCTTCGGCTTTTATTGTTTTGGTCTTATCCATCTTGTCGGCGCTTTTGCTAAGTCTGGTACTGCTCTTATTCGGCAGCTCGTGGATGCAGGAACCCTTAGCAACTTGCCAGGTGGCTTTAAGACCCGTGGCTTGCGAGTCAAAGGCGACGATACCCCGATAGCTCCAGGTGAATGGCGTGACGTAGATGTACCTTCAGGAGTAATGCGTGACAATATTTTGCCATTACCATACAAAGAGCCTTCACAAGTTCTATATAGCTTGCTTGGAACAATCGTAGAAGAAGGCCGTCGCTTTGCATCTGCTGCTGATATGAAGGTAGCGGACATGAGTGGTCAGGCTCCTGTAGGAACTACTCTAGCAATCCTAGAACGTACTCTTAAAGTAATGTCTGCTGTTCAAGCACGTATTCATTATTCAATGAAGCAGGAATTAAAACTTCTTAAAGGAATCATTGCCGATTACACACCAGAAGATTATGACTATGAACCAGTTGAAGGTAACCCACGTGCCAAGAAATCGGATTATGACTGCTGTGAGGTCATTCCAGTCTCAGACCCAAATGCGGCGACGATGGCGCAAAAGATTGTTCAATACCAAGCAGTACTCCAGTTGGCTCAACAGGCACCTCAGATTTATAACATGCCGCAACTACATAGACAGATGCTCGAAGTCTTGGGTATCAAGAACGCCTCTAAACTAGTACAACTTGAAGACGATGCTAAGCCACGTGATCCAATTACTGAGAACATGGACATCTTTAAAGGCCGTCCAGTAAAAGCGTTTATCTACCAAGACCACGAAGCACATCTCATGGCGCATCAGAACTTTTTGCAAGACCCTATGACAGCAGCAATGTTGGGCCAAAACCCACAAGCACAAGCTATTCTAGGCGCAGCACAAGCTCACATGGCAGAGCACTTTGGATTTAAATATCGCCAACAAATCGAGCAAGAATTGGGAGCACCACTTCCATATATTAAAGACGACCAAGAAGATGACGACTTGCCTGAAGAGTATGAAGTACAACTCTCACGTCTGGTTGCACAAGCTAGTACTCAGTTGCTGCAAAAACATCAACAAGAGGCAGCGCAAGCTCAAGCTCAACAACAAGCTGAAGACCCAATCATCCAAATGCAAAAACAAGAGCTGGATATTAAGTCTAAAGACTTGCAACGTAAAGTTCTTAAAGATCAAGCTGATAATGAACTTGAGAATCGCCGTATTTCTCTTGCCGAAAAAGAACTTGATATTAAGTCTGAGTTCGATGGTACTAAGTTAGGCGCCAAGATTGCTCAAGATAAAGAAGGCGCAAACTTTAAACAGCAGTTTGAGGGTACTAAGTTAGGTGCTAAGTTAGCCTACGATAAAGACAAACTAGACCGTCAAACAGGTTTAGATAAGGCTCGCTTAAGTATGGATATGGTTAAAACCGGGGCTTCTTTAGAAAAAGATTCACAACCTAAAGAAAAACCAAAAACTAAGAAAGATGAACAATGACTGGATTAGAAGTTCTTCTAAAACAGATTGACGAAAAAGTCCAACAACTACAAGAGTCCATAGTAAATGGAAACATTGATAAGTTTGAAGACTACAAAAAACTGTGTGGTGAGGTTCGGGGTCTACTGACTGCACGGGGATATACATTAGACCTTAAAGACAGATTGGAGAAATCGGATGAGTAACAAACTCGACTTAACTCAAGCAGTAGATTTAGCTGCATTGATGCAAAAGTCAGACGAAGACAAAGCAAGACAACTTCCAGACCCTACAGGTTACCGCATTTTATGTGCGATTCCCGAAGTGGAAAAAGAGTACGAAAGCGGGTTAGTAAAAGCAGACGCAACTATTGGATATGAAGAAAAGCTAGCTACAGTACTTTTCGTTGTTTCTTTGGGACCTGACTGTTACGCCGATAAGACACGTTTTCCTAGTGGACCTTGGTGCAAAAAGGGTGATTTTGTGATTGTTCGCCCACATGCTGGAACACGATTATTAATTCATGGTCGTGAATTTAGACTTATAAACGATGACTCTGTGGAATCTGTAGTCCAAGACCCGCGAGGAATTAAACGAGCTTAAGGAGCCGACATATGCCGTTACCAGAACTTGAAAAAGTAGAGTTTGAGTTTCCTGATGAAATAGAAGCTAAGCAACAAGCAGCTGATCAGGAAGCCGAAAAAGACACCGACGACTTTGAAATTGAAGTTGAAGATGATACCCCGGTTCAAGACCGCAACCGTGCCCCGCTGCCTAGAGAAATTGTTGAAGAGCTAGAGTCTGATACGCTTGATGACTATTCTGACAAGGTAAAAACCCGCCTCAAACAGATGAAAAAAGTCTGGCATGACGAGCGTCGCGAGAAAGAAGCCGCATCTAGGGAAGCTCAAGAAGCCCTAAATGCTGCCCAAAGACTCTTAAATGAGAACAAAGCCCTTAAAGCTAAGCTTTCTAAAGGTGAGGACTCACTTATTGAATCTTTTAAAGGCGCTGCAGTAACTGAGCTAGAAAATGCCAAGCGGGAATACCGTGAAGCATATGAGGCTGGCGATGCCGACAGGCTTATAGAAGCTCAGGAAAAAATGACTAATGCCAAAATTAAGGCAGAACGAGTCCAAGATGCTGAGCGCTTTAGAAAAGAATCTGCTTTACAATCTTCGGAAGATGATGTACAAATACAACCTATACAGGCACAAACCCCTGTTCGAGACTCAAAAGCAGTATCATGGCAGGAAAAGAACCAATGGTTCGGTCAAGACGATGAAATGACTAGCTTAGCTTTAGGGCTACATGAAAAGTTAGTTAAAGAAAACGGAATGGCGTATGCAACGACTGATGAATATTACAAGCGTATTGATCAGACGATGCGAAAAAGGTTCCCCGAAAATTTCGAGGAAGAAAAAACGCATGAGGACGATAAGCCCACCCAGCGCACAAAACCAAGTACGGTAGTAGCCCCGGCAACCCGTAGCACATCTTCAAAAAAGATAAAGCTAAACACTTCTCAGCAAGCGATTGCTAAAAAGTTAGGATTGACCAATGAGCAGTACGCCCGTGAACTTATTAAAATGGAGGCCTAAAATGGCTGAAAACAAATCTAGAATTGACCGTGCATTAGAAACTCGTGAAGTAACAGAACGTCCAAA